TGTCCCATAATAATAATTATCCGTTACTTCCACTAATCTGTTGTTTTAATGATTGAACCTCATCAGAAAGTTCTTGAATTGATTTAATTAGTGGTGAAATAAATTCCTGATATCTCAATCCCCATGGGTCATATTGTGGTATAATACTACCATCACCTAACTGTACATATGTTGTAGAACCTGTAGTAATTCCTGCAAAATCAACAGTAGATAATCCATGATTAGAAAGTGATGAACTAACTTCTTGTGCGATTAATCCATAGTGTGTTCTTGTTTTAGAATTACCATGTTTGTCTAACTGTTTGTAAGATACAGGTCTAAGTGATTTTACAAAGTTTAGTCCTAATATAGACCCTGTTATTTCTGTTTTTTGTCGTTCATCGGATGTTTGAATAGTTCCATTGGTTGCGTATATATCATCCCATCTACGAGTTTCTGTAGCGGTTGATGATGCGCCTATATCAAACTCATCGTCAGTCACAGGTAGTAAATGACCACCAAATTTAAACGCTCTTGTTTCTGGGCTCACCGAAGGTCCGAAGTGTTCACCTGCTATAGTAGCAGGACCAATCTGTATGGCATCAGTTTTTATAGCGGATGTTGAAAGTGCTTTTACGATTCTAACTTCTGAAAGTCTAAATTGTGGAGCGGAAGTACCACCCGAAGCGCCTCCACCCACAGTTTCTTGCCACCAATCAATTTGAACTATAAATTTTCGTTCCATCGATACAATATTCGTAGATGAATCTTTCTTTAACAATATTGCATTTAAAGGTATATTCCATCTTTTAGCTTGACCCACATATATAACACTTGATTCTTCAGTGTATAAAACATTACCTGTTGGTTTTCCACCATCTCCTGTTGAACCTTGGTCAACTTCTAAAATTTGAACTCTCATAGTGGCTAACAACCCACCCCATACACCAACCGTACAGTGTTCAAACTGTAAGAAACATGCGTCAGTATCTTTTATGTCGTTACCAAGTTGTAAAGTTTCAGACCTAATTCCAACTGCATAGGTTGAACCAAGTCCCGAGAATGTGCCAGGACTAACGAAGTTAACAGAGTGTCTTGGGAAAGTTGCTGTAATGTTAAATCTTTCATTGTTACCTGTACCCGCTACTCCCTCTATTCTATCTCTTACAAAAGTACCACCCGACTGTTCTCCCATATCTTGGTGTAGGGTTTTAAAATTGTTTAGTAAGGTTCCTCGAGGTATACCACCAACACCATCATAGTTAGAAGATGGGTTTGTTGGTGCTCCCGCATATACAGGTATTTTGTAATCATAGATTGACCTCTTTCCACCAATGGCTATCCAATTTCTAAAGTTTTTTGTAACGTTAGGGGAATTATCACCTGGCGCATATGAGAAGACATTAGGAGTTCCACCAACTGTTTTTGCATTTTGAGTTGATGCACTTCCCATTGACATTGTAACGTTCATCAGTTCAAGTGCTGTCGCTGCTACTGAACTTCCTTTCACGGTATGCCAATTTAAAACTCCAAAATTCATTATTCTAATACCATCACCTGTACCTGATGCTACCTCACTCAATACCTTTGCACTTGATGGACCTGTAAATTCGTATCTCAAAGTACTCAAATCTTTTTCTATACGTCCACCCGCACCCGCACCTGAACCAATTATATATGCTAAATCTGAACTTGTGACAAAGGTTTCAATAATTCCAAATTGACTTCCTGATATACCACTTGGTGCTAATGCACTACCTGTTTGACCTGTCCCAAATACATCTCCGATTTTACCAATAACATTTACATCTTTGAATATCCCCGTTTCAGCCAGAACATCTCCTGCTACAAACACATCACCTGATGATGATAAATGGAACTTAGATGAACTAATTTCAATAATACCATTTGAACCACTAACAAAGTTACTGTTTAAGTTACCTAATACAAATTTATCAACTCTAATATCTGCTTGAGAACCCGTAATAAATAATGCTGCGTCAGTGTTGTTCCAATTTAAGTATGTTCCATTTGCGGACCCACTACCTAAGTAGAAGTTACCATCAGAGTCTAAGTACGATGTAAAATCAGCAAGTGTTGCATTTGTAGTTGAAATAGTATTATGGAACCCAAATACGTTTGATGTCATTAAAAGACCTGCTGGAGCAGGACCGACACCTGTTAAGTTTTCATTTGCCCAACTAAAGTCTTGATTGTCTGCACCTGCTGCACCTGCAGGTCCCGGCGACCCTGGCGGCCCTTGCGCTCCCGGCGTACCATCTGCACCGTCTTCACCATCTGCACCAGGCGCTCCCGGCGCTCCCGGCGTACCATCTGTACCATCATCACCTTGCAATGCAACACCAATTGACATTGTTTTATCCAATGAAACTGATGCTGACGTTGCTGTAACTACAACCGAACCACTGAATGGTGTAGTTGCGTTTGTAACGGTTACAGTATCACCTGATAAGGTTGTGGTGATATGTGATGGTGATGTTCTTGAAATTGTGTAATTGTTTGTTCTATCAGTAACTCCTTCAAAAACTACAATATCAGTACTTGCTCCTGCAAAAGATATAATTGTACCCGAAGAACTTAATGGTAGTGTTTGGGAATCATTTGTTAAAAATGCCGTAACCGCGTTTGCACCATCAGAACCTGGCGTACCGTCAGAACCCGGCGTACCGTCAGAACCTGGCGAACCATCTGAACCTGGCGAACCATCTGAACCTGGCGAACCTGTTGCACCGTCTGACCCACCTTCAACTTTAAATATTTTTACTGAGTCTTCTAAACTATCTTTAGTTGCTGTAATTGTAATCGGAAGATTTGATTTGGTCCCTGCTGCACCACCCGCGTTTAACGCGTTTGCGAATACAATACTACCACTAACAAGTCCCGTACCACCTGCTACGTTTGTATTATTAAAACCAAAGTTTGTTATTGACGCACCACCTGCCGTTGTAACTGAAATATCACCACTACCAATAGTACCTGAAAGGTTTTGTTGTTGGAATGTAAATATAACAGTTGTTGGAGTTGCGGATGTGTCTGATGTATCATCAAACGCAAATACAGTAGAGTCTGAAGTACCAATTAATAATTTAGCTGTTGTTCCGTCTGCACCCGCTGCACCTTGTATTGATTTTGCAAGTGACATTGTTTTTGTTAAAGAAGTACTACCACTTGTTGCTGTAATTGCGATAGACCCTGTAGATGCGGTTAGTCCTGTTACTGTAACTGTTTTGCCACTTATTCCTGAAGTAACACCTGTTCCGTCTACTCTTGATATTGTATAGTTAGATGTTTTGTTGGTAATACCTTCGAAAACTTCCATATCAGTTTCACCACCCGCAAAAGAACTTACTGTTCCATCATTTGCTGCGACAAACGTATGAGATTCATTTGTTAAGAACGCCGTAACAGCATCTACTCCATCTACCCCATCTGCACCATCAGAACCTGGCGAACCGTCTGCACCATCAGAACCACCTGTACCACCTTCTACTTTAAATATTCTTGTGGTATCTGATAATGAATCTTTTGATACTGTAATTGTTAATTCGTCTCTGAGCGACATTCCAAATTTTGTTAGAATATCACCAGCACCAGAATGACCTTCATACGTGTTTACATATGCTTCAATGGTATAATTATCATCAAATTTTGAAGTCTGAACTTCATTTAAAATAGTATCTTTATTGACAATTTTTCTTGGGATGTAGGTAACATCAACCCCATACATCCTAAGTTGCTCATTAATTAGTTCTTGAACAAGTCTTTGCTCAGACTGAGAACCTTGTAGAAAGAAGGGATTTAGTGCCATTATCCAATAAAGTCGAGAGGTGGTAATTCATGCTCAAGCATCATTGTCTGCTTGAGTTGATCTAATTCTCTTTCGGCATCCTCATAAATTTCTCTGCCATTGAGTTCAATGCCTCCAGGAAGTTTAACTCCTCTAAACTTGATTAGATTTTGACCCCACTGTCTCTTAATCAATGAGGTAAGATACTTTTTAACAAAACTATCGTTATAAACTCCAGCATAATCACTTGGATCTAGAATCCTATAACAATCTAAAACTAAGAAATTTCCGGCAGATTGTTGATTCCAATCAATATCAAGATATAATCTATCCTGTCTCTTGTTATATCTTACTTGCTTATCTGTTGTCAATAAAAAGTCAATATCTTCTAAGTAACTTTTGGTCATTGAATACTGTAGAAGTTCTACAGAATTAAAGTAATAAAGATCATTTAAGAATAATTGATATTTGATACTGAACATTCCACCAGAAATGGAACTAGAATCAAACTTAAAAATCTTTTCAATACCGATTACTGAATCAGGAACCTGAATATAGTTTTCTGTTTCATAAAAATTGTATGATCTACCTGAAGTATCGGTAGCAGTAGTGGTAACAATTCCTACACCACCTGTGCCTTTACCTTTACCTCTGTTTATATCATCCTCAGTAATCTTATACTTAAGATACATCTTCTCAACGCCGTCAAAATGACGTTCGTTAAAATATTGAATGGCATCATCAACTAAATCATCAATTTGATCATCATCCACGTTGATTTCCAACACTGGAGCACCAAGTTGACGCAAGCAATAATCTATAAGTCCTTGCCTAGTTGATGGTTTTGCCATATTAACCTTCTAATTTTGCTTTGAGGTCTGCGTTTTCTTCAAGCAGAGCATCCATTTGTTCCTTAAAATCTTGAGACAGAGTTGCTAACTTTGCCTCAAGAAGAACGTTTTGATTTGATACTGCTGCTAATTTAGAATTGTATATCTTAATGAGAACATTAACATCCACTTCACTTTGATTTTCCATTAGTTACCTCAGAAAGTACCCCCGTCAAGTGTTGAAGTCCAGTGGGGCTTATTAGTATATATTACGTTAACAGCACTAGGAACTGAAGCAAGGTTTGCAATAGATCCTGAAGAACCTTCTTTTCTCAAGTTGTTGGAGGTGTTAAATGTACCTTCAACACCAATCAAACTGACTGTACTGCTGTTAGTAACACCACTTTCAACAATACCATATGCATTGGTGCTATCTTGTCTAATAATATCACCAGTTGCTGCGGTAATATTTGCACCAAGTGTTAAAGTATTTTTCGTAATGGCAGTAAGAACTTGTTTAGAAGTAATTACTGGAGATGCAACAGCATTGGTAGATCTTTGAAGACCAGTGTCATCAAAATAAACAACACCACCAGTAGCATAATCACCAGATTGATAGTAGATACCTTTGATATCAAGGAATCCCTTCGTTCCTGTGACAACACTATTAGCAATAGAAGCGTCAGGAACATAGGTCCATCTTCTGCTGTCGTCAGCGTGAGTTCCGTGGTTATCAGCATCCGCCGCACTATTTGCGATGGAACTGTCTTCCATACCAAAGAAACCAGTCTTATTGTTTGAAACGCCAGAACTGGTATTGAATGAGAAAGAAATACCTCTATCAGTATTACTATCGTATGCGTGAGTAATTGTTACTTGTTCAGTTGTTGAAATACCAGCAGTTGAGTTTGCTGACATCGTAACAACTTTAGTTCCCAAATTATATGCGGTAACTGAAGTATTTGTTGGAATGCTTCCGTGAGCAATGATATCGCCAGTGTTGATACCAACGACCGAATCTAAAGTAATTACATTAGTTCCACTGGTATGCTCTGCCATCACCGTTCTGGTGCTGGTTACATCACCAAGATGGAAAATAGCATCATTTAAAGTTGATGTTGTAGAGTTGACGGTTGTTGTGGTACCATCAACTTGAAGATCACCTTTGATAATAACCTTACCTTCATTACTCAATCCATCGGGATATGGATCAAGGTAAAGAGTATCTCCACTACCTGGTACAGTAGAAATGATATTATCATCAATTCTTACATTATCAAAGTTTGCTGCACCATTTACTGTTAAGTCAGTCTGCCAAACCCAACGAGCACCAGTTACTTGTACTGAATCGGTGCCATTTTCATCATACTCGATTTTGGCATTTTTATCATCGCCAAAAGTCAGAAAAGTATCATCCGGAATAACAACTTCTCCAGATCCGTGTGGATCGAGAACGATGTCTCCATCAGTATCTGTAGATGAAATAGTATTTGCATCTATCCTTAAGTTATCAACGTTCCATTGATCAACCTTAAGTGATTCTGCACCACCCAGTCCAGAGTTGGTTGCAGGTGCCATAATGGCAACAACACCTCTATCTTGGTTTCTGGTGTTGTGAGATGCCGCTGGAATATTACCAGGGGTATGCTCCATCATGGAGGTATAGTAATAACCACCAACTGGATTAGCATTAGTTCCATCGTCACCGAGGAACACTCTGTCCTTGTATTGGTTTACTCCTCCGTAACTACCAATACCGGTTACGTATCCAAGTTCACCCCATGCAAGAGTTGCGGGTTTGTTAGTACCTGAGGATCTTTTGATCCTAATAATACTTGCCATGTCAGAAATTTCCTCCGTTGATGTCTAAATTCTGCGTTGCGCCTGGCGTCAGGGTAAGTGTTGCTTCCCATTTTCTAATGCTGCTGTTGTAAACAAGCACCATACCATTTTGCAAGTTAGAAGCACTAACATCACTGAGTTCCGCCAAAGAGAGACCCTGGGCACCTGCAAGTGAAGATATAACTTTTACTGCTGGTTGTTGACCTACTCTGACTTTAATTTCAGCCATTTATAATGTACAGATCAGGATGTAAATATATTTATATTCCTTCAAGTCCCAATCCAGAAACAACTTCTTGTTGCTTCAAATAGAGTTTTGCATAAGATTTTGCAATATTTTTTAAAATATCTCTATCATCGCAGGAATCAATGTCCTTTGAAATTTTTGTATATTCAAAACTTTTAGATAAGTTATCAAGTTTAATTTCATCTGGGTCCATTAGTAAGCTCCTTGAGTAAAGATTTAATTTCTTCAATATCTTTCTTTAGTATATCAAGTTCTTCCCGTTCTGTCTGCCTCCTTTGCTTCATTCTCATGTAATGAGAATACCCAGATGTATCGTTATTAACAATAGCACCTGTTTCTCTATCCCTGTAGAGGTTGGTATGACCCTCTACAGGGATTAAATCTTCCTTTGGAATTTCCATAATTATGCAAGAGCAATTGCTCTGAAATCTTTGAGTTTAACTGGAGTTGCCTCATTTGTGGATGAGATAACGACCTTGATAGCAAATGCTTCAAATTGGTCGAGATCGTTTACACTGAACTGATATTCAGAGAAACCAGCACCATCATTTGGTGGTACAAATGCATCCGCTCTTCCACTACTCTTGTTCACATCAATGATCCTATCACCGAAACCATCACCATCAGTATCTTTCAAGTTATCATAACCAGGGAATGGAACAAACTTTTGATCGGTATTACTAGAATCAACTTTATAGATTTGATAGAATACTCTAAAGTCTGCACCCTCTTGTCTGTTAGCACCAATGAGAACTTTCAAACTTGTTGCTGGTTGTGAAAGTGATACTGATTTGGTTACGAATACTCCACCGTGAGGATCTCCTTCCAAGTTATTGGATCTTGCATCCTCAACATAATCATCAATTGGTTGATTAGTTTTATTTCTACCAAGAATAAATGTTGCATTCTGCATATCCAATACTGGAGATACATTTGAATGTGTAGATGTAAAGTTCACTCTCATAGTAAGGGACTTACTATTTGGTAGTGTGCTCAGTCTAGCAAGTTCATTTGCTCTGGAAGCAACCATTCTTGGAGTTGGATAATGAATTACCTTATTCAGAGGTACTGGATCATATCCTTGATCTTGGAATGAAACTTCAGTTCCGCCAGCACTAGTACCAGAAACAGTTCTGACAAGTGCTTCAACTTTAGTTCCTTCTCCAGGTGTAATAACATTGAAGAGAGGTTCAATTGTGCTGAACTGATAGTTTTGTGAAATTCCAACACTATTACCACCGAATGCTTTATCACCTTCAAAGTTGAGCATTGTTTGACCAGATGCTCTGTTTGTTGGGGAAGTTCTATCAAACTCAAGATAATAATTATCAATATCAGAACTATCCGACTTGTAGTAAGTAGATGGAATATCGTGTGTTTTATTGATTCTCATCAATCCAACACCATCAACTTCATATGGTTGAATAGAATCGCCCTTCAAGTGTGCAACTTT